CCCAACATACTGCATGGAGAAAAGCGCAGTATCCGACCAGATCAGAATCTCCTGACGGGTGTTGATCCCCGTGATCAGGTACGAGCCATGCGAAAGTTTTTGTTCACCAGATTGGTTCGTAGTCTCTGGCACCCACTCGTATGTCGTGCCTTGGTCAGACCAGCGGACAAGCAACGGGTCAAATGCCGTATCGAAGTTGGTCGGGTCATACGGGTTCGCCCCGAATGCGATCACGAAGTCGTTGATTGGCGAGTCCAGCAGCGCATACACCTTGTTGGGTACGTGCCTACCGGCATAACTGAAATTGACAGCGCCTGAAACTACACCGGTCGTCGCCGCAGAAATCGGTACAGACGTAGTCCCCGTCCATGCAGTAGTGACGTACGCTCCTGTCGGAATGTTGGTGCCGCTAACCACCGAACCGGTATTGATCCCCGTAGCGTCTGCCACCGTGATGGTAGTTGCGCCTGAACCCGCACTGGCCGTCGTGGAGAATTTGATCTGCGTGTTGGTCTTGGTTTCGAGCGTGACCGCCTTGGCCCATGTCGTCGTGTCGAGCGTCCAGTAGTAGATTTCACCATTACGCTCAGCGAACATCAGATCGTCGCCGTAGTTGAACATGGACCAAATCCGCATCGGAACGCCTGCACCGGTCGATGATCCCCACCCACCGAGACCCCACGGAGGACCACCCCAACCCACTCCTGCGGTGTAGACGGCGTTGCCCGCATCCATATCAAACGTGGCTACAACGGACGATCCACCCCCCGTCGTCGTGCTGCTGGCATTGGCTGAAGCATAGATGGTGAACGTACTGGTCGTAAGTACAGACTGGATTTCGTAGCTACCGTTTAGCGTCAGCCCAGCAACCGCCGTAGCCCCACTGAACGTGACGTAGGTACCAATCGTAGCCCCGTGAGCCGTTGCCGTGACTGTGACCAGCCTGCTTCCGGAAATGGTGGCGAACGGAGCCGCACCAAGATTGACCGTGTTCCCTACAGGTGTGATGTCGTTGTAGGTGCCACCGATTTCTACGTAGACTTTCTGGTTGGTACCGACACCCAAAAGGTTCTGTGTCCCCGTTGAGACCCAGTTCCACAGCATCCGGCAGACGCCTTTAAACGTACTGCCATTGACATTGATGCTTTGCCAGCCACCAATTTTTTCAGCGTATCCAGAACGGAAACGTACCTTGTCCCCCGCGTAATAGCCGCCTTCGTTTGCGTAGCTAGTGGACTCGCGATTTACACCGGGGCGAATCTCAAGTTTTTGGAGGGGCACTGGTCACTCTCCGCCACTCTGGATACGGAAATTTATTACTTTTTCGTCGATTGTATGCTTCTGGGACTACTTGGAAATTATTGGCAGCATGTAAGCCACAAACGTTTTTTCCGAGCAAAGGTATAAAGTGATCCAATTCCCATTTACCCCCTACACAAGCCTCCCATAAAAAACATAAATCTAACGCTTCTTGCAAAACAAAGTCGTCTAATTCTCCATACCACGGTGGAGTCGCTTTAAGTTGAGCAGCCCTACGTTTATGGGCGTACTTTGACGCAGTAACTCGCCTATGCTCTGGGTGATTTTTTATCCATTCCCGACTTTTTGCAATTCTATCCGAGCGAGCGTTTCTAATGCGGTCATATTGCCGCAATTCTTCGCATTTAAGTTTTCTGCGTTTTGCATCGTATGCTTTTTTTCTATCTCTATCATACGAGGCTTTTACACGAGCAATAATTTTGGGCCGGTTGTTTTTATAGTATGCTTTTTGGCAAGGCTTACACTGACGATTAAGCCCATCTTTAGTATCTTTATTTTTAGAAAACAAACTAGTATCCAATTCTAGTTTGCAATACGGGCAATATTTTGTCATGTTACACGTCTAAATTCTGGCTTCCCCACCCCTCGTGACCAGTGCGGGGTATCTAGAAGTTTTACCCCGTTGCCGCCCCATGAGTTCAAGGGATGGAGCGATTCCCAGTACGCCCCGAGCGGAGCGAGAACGGCTTTATCGTAGCAGAGTTTGCCGTCTTTGAAAAAGTTCAGGTCTACGGCACGACGCTGGATGTGCAGGCTGTTCATGGTCCGGGAACGCCCCGCCTTGACATGCAACTGTTGCTGCTCCGGAGTGCGGTAAAGTTCGCCCGCAGTCACCACGAACCCGAGTTCGGTCGCCTTCTGAATGAGCCGGGTAACGTCCAGAAGGAACGCAGCCTGTTCGGAGACGTTGCTCACTTCATGATCTCCTTCAACTGGTCACCCTTATCCTTGGACCCCTGACTGGAGCCGAAGTAATACGAGACCACTTGGGTCGAGACTGCCGACAAGACCCCCAGAATGTAGATGAGGATGTCCTTGCGAGAAGGCTCCACCGGGTTGTTGTCGAACATCACGATGCCGAACAGAACGAACGTCAGCGTCAGAAGGATCAGCGCGAGAACGGGGGTCACGATCTTGTTTAGCAAAGGTGCTTGTGCCGAAGTGACGATCTGCACCTCACGATCCCGCGCTGAATCTGTGTCCTTCAGGAGCATGTCGAGTTCCTGAAGATCGAGCTTGTTCTCTTCCAACTTGAGCCGCACCAGCTCTTCTTCATGCTCCATCTCGGCGGTCTTCAGCCGGATGATCTCGTCTGCCGTCATGTCAGGCTTCAGTTCGACGCCGAGTTTCTGCTCAACATAGTCTTTGCCCTTTGCCATCACGGCATTGGCAACGAGGCCCAGCCCGTTCGCGAGGAGCGGTTTGAGGATAGCAACGAGTGCAGCAGGGACGGGCATGGTTACTTACCGCCTTTGATTACATTCCAGTTGCTGAGAACGACCCACATGTACACCACACATGCAGCCATCGTCAGCAGGTATGAGTCGAGGTACGACAACAGCCAGACCGCCGGGAGTTTCAGCGTCACCATCACAGCGAGCGGCTCAAACTTCAAAAACAACTTGGCGAGAATCGGGTTGACCTCACGATGCCCGAGTTCCAGCGCCCGCAGCGTCGTCCAGATATCAGCGATCTGAAGCAAAATGAACAGCATCACGAATGCGGTGTTCACGGGCGCTCCGACTCCTGCACAGGTGCTGTGAGAATTGTCGTTGCCCGAGCCTGTGTCAGCAGGTTCTTCGTGACGAGATTTGCCACGCCGTCTTTGGTGCGCTGGTTCGACAGGTCGATGCTTGACACCATGTTGAACGTTTCAACCCAAGCCGCAACTTCAACGTCAGTCTTTGCAGCGGACAGAATGCCGACGTACTCCTGATCGGTCAGCCTGAAGCGGAACGCGACCTTGGTGATGACCGGCGGGCGCGAATCGACCGGCGGCGGCTGTGGAACTTCGCGATACCTGCCGGGGTAGTTGGCCTGCACGAACGCAAGGTCTGCAACAATGGTGTTTACGACAGCGCCCGTGTCGTCAAGGATTTCGTAGATCATTAGAGCGGACTCCACACGATGAACACGACGCCGTTGCCGCCAGCCACTGAGTTAGTTCCAGCGCCTGAATCGTTTGCGCCACCACCACCACCTAAACCCGCTGGGCCACCAGTATTGTTGCCACCGCCGCCACCACCAAATATTCCTGCTCTTGACGCAACTGATGGCCCACCATTGCCGCCACCGCCGGGGCCGCTATTGCCGTTAGTTCCACCAGCCGCGCCTGCTCCAGTCAAATTGAAAATAGAGGCTATGATTTGCGTTGAAGCCCCGGCAAAACCAGTTAAACCCTCCGCCGCTGCTCCGCTTGTTCCATTCGCGCCGTCATTTCCCGGTCGCGCAGAACCTCCACCGCCGCCGTTACCCACCGTTGTACCGGATCCAGTTGCCGTGATCGTGGCATTTCCTCCGCGCCCACCAACACCGGCACCGCCGCCAAATGCATAACCGTTCTGCGATCCACTTGATGACACCGTTGCGGTACCACCGGGATAGCCGGTTCCATACCATGCAACGGCACCGCCGCCCGCACTTGGGTTTGAACTGCTGCCAATTGACGAAATGATTGAATCACCGCCTGCACCGCCTTGAAAGTTCCAATCCCCTCCCGATGCAGTACCGCCTGCCCCGCCTGCGGTAGTTCCAATCGCTGCGGCAGTTCTTGTTCCTGCCCTTCCTCCTTGCGCCGATAACGATATGCCGCCACCGATAACGGTTGTATCGCCCCCGTTGTTTCCGCTTGCGGGAGGGGCAACGCCCGCCCCACCTGCGCCAAGCGTAATGACAAGTTGGGTTCCAGCAGTCAGGAACGCAGACTTGATCGCCAGCCCACCCGCCCCGCCTCCGCTTGAGCGATCTCCAAATCCCGCCGCTGCCGCGCTTCCACCAGCGCCAACGGCGAAGATGAGATATTCACCAGTGATTGGCGCAGTCCATGTCGTGGACGCCGAGATCATCTGCTCAATCGGAGTCGGCATCGACCGCACCCGATACAGCGCCGGATTGGAAATACCCTGAAAAGTGCCGGGATTCATCAGAAATCTCCCGCTCGGGTCACTTGAATATTGAAGGTTTCCGCGTTGTTGGTGCTTGCGCGGAGCGACCAAGAGGCGTTTTGCAAGATCAGCGCCTGCTCGATCAATGCCGCGCTAAATACAGAGACCGTCGTTGACGGCGTGACCGCAGGGACGAGAATTTCCTTCCACAGCCAAGTGTTGGTGCCGTCATTCAGGAACAGCCGAACCACACCCGCCGTGGTCGTGCCCGTCGCGACGATGTAGATGTCGTCGATGCGCGAGCCGTTAGCCACTCCGGTGAATACGGTGGCAATCGTGCCGGTGCCGTTTCTATTGGTGTTGGCCGTGGAGACCTGCGCCTGCGCGGTGCGGGGAGTGGATGCGTATTGTGCGGTTGTAGCCATGTTGTGTTACCTCAAACGATGCCATATGACTGGACGATGTAGTCTTGTGCGCCACCGGTAGCCGTTGCAGCAATCGTAATGCTCCCAGCGCCGTTGGTAATTGAAACCCCGCTGCCAGCGGTCAGCGTAGTCTTGGTCAGCGTGTTGCCGGTGGTGTTACCGATCAACACTTCGCCGTTGGTGTACGTCGTCTGTCCGGTGCCGCCGTCTGCTACAGGGATCGTGGTAACCGCACTGAATGCGCTTGTCCCACTTCCTTTGGCGTATCCAGTAAGAGTAGAGACCCCGGTACCGCCATTGGCGACTGCTATGACACCTGAAATGCCGGTTATATACGACGTAGCACTGACAATATCTGTACCGTTGCAGACAAGAATGACCTTACTGCCATTGGGTACAGAGACACCTGTCTGGCCTGAAACCTTGACGGTCACCTGACCGGACGAAGTGTTGTTGTAGATGAAGTAGAGCTTCCGATTGGCAGGGACGATCAGATTGGTATTGGTCCCACCCGTACCCGTCAACTCTATGAACATATTCCGGGCCACGCCTGTGGACCCGTTTGGAATCGTGATCGTCGTGTCCGTGCCCGTGGCTACGGCTTGGGTGACATAGCCTGAAATCGCCTGCTCGATGAGCGTTCCGAGGTTGGTGTTGGTCGTGGACCCCCAAGTACCTGCCTGATCGCCTGTACCGATCAGTTCTAGGGCCAAATTTGTGCTGAATGTACTCGGCATTTACGTCACCTTACGCCGCTATGGGCGTCCAATTCGGATTTTGTCCTGTTCCAACACCTGTCCAATTCGGATTTTGTCCTGTTCCAACACCTGTCCAGTTCGGATTTTGTGTAGGGTCTATGACTACCCAAATGATAACTGATCCTACATACCCTGTCGCTGAGACACCGGTCACGGGGACGGGCGTTTCCAAAAATACCGTGGGTGTCCCAACTGCTCCTGTCCCAGTTGGTAAAGAGGCAACACCCTGCCCCCAACCCTGCTCGCCCCAGCCTACGCCAGAGGCATTCCAGCCCTCAAATGCGACAACGACATCGGTCACGCAATCCTCAAGATCGCCGTAGTCGAGGATGCAGCCGGGAATTGGATCGTGAAGTTACCAGCCGTAGCCGTCTTGTCACTGCCAAACGCCAGCACTGCAACTGCTTTGTCCCCCTGCGAAGCGTTGTAGATCAACGCCCCATTCGCAGTCAGAGACACGTTAGTGAACACTGCGTCATCGAAATCAAGCCATGCCGTCGTGCCAGACGAAGTCGGTACCTGAGAGACGGTCAGCACAATTCCGCCAGCCGTGTAGTTCGTACCCGTGACCTCATCCACAGTCGTGTAGACCGTCGTAGATGCGCCCAGATTGGCCGAGGACGTATAAAGCGCAATCTTGAACGTGTCCGGAGTCGTACTGGCACGAACTACCGTAGTTCCTAGAGCATGGATTCCATTCAGAATCTCTACCTTGAACGAAGTGACCATCGCTTGGGAAATCGGCATATCAGTCTCCGAGACGCGCTGCCGCGTCAGCAAAACCTTCTTGAACCAACCGCGTCTTCACATCCTGAAGTTTTGAATCCTGCGCTTCGACCAAGTACTTGACCAGCACCCGGTGCAGTTCTTCCTTCGTCGTGATATGCAACAGGCGGTAGATCGCTCGTTCGGCAATCTCTTCCGGCGTGGGGCCACGGTTATCCGTGGTGAAGACCCCGACGGTACCGATTTCTCCAGTCATCACTGGGGCACCCTCATCGGCTGAATTCTCGGCTGTCCTGAGCGGTACGCATCGCCTCTCTCAAGCCCATCACCCAACCGAACCAACTGCTGCATGGCTTCCTGATACTTGGCCTCATAGTTCTGCATCAGGTCAGCTTCGCCCTTGAGGTAGGTATACGCTTCGCGCAAACACCCATACAACAGGATTTGCTCAAAGTTATCCCCAATCCAAGAAGTGCCCGCCGTAACGATGGATTCTGGATAGTAGAAGTAATGCAGTTCCGTTGTGTAGTTCAGATCGGGCGTAGGTCCAAGAATTATCGTCGTGGGGTTCCACACCGCGTAGTAGTCAGGCTGTCCAGTATCCGCCACGGTCGGGTACGCTGAACGGATGTAGTTCACATCCTTGTTGAACAGAAACTCATACTCGTTCGTTACCGGGTTGATCACCGCCATCGAATACGTCGCCAGCCAATCGGAGGGCAGGGTCATGTACTGGAACCCCGCCGTCATGTTGCCCGTGACATACTTCTTGAGCGCCGGGATCAGGACCGAGTTGTAGATGCGCTTCTCGGCAACTTGGACAAACGTAGGAATATTGGCTACGAAGGACTGCTCCGTAGACTCACAGTATTCCTGAATCAGTTGGTTAAGCTGCGCGTAGTTCATTAGCTCCAGCCTGCGCGGACCTTACCTGCCTTGGTCAGATTGATCTGCGACACAAATTTCGTGCCCTTGGTGGCAGCACCAGCACCACGCATCTTCATGTGCGTAACGCCACTGTTGATGTCCTTCTCCGGGTAACCGTTCTCACCCGTCGATTCGGTATTCTTCTTGATCTTGCCTGAGTCCTTCATG